AAGGAGATTGGTGGAGAATACACCCAACTGGCATCAGACATTGATGAAACTGAAACATATGTGGATACGGGTTCATACATTTTTAATGCTCTTGTATCTGGTAGTATATTTGGTGGTGTTTCTGGGAATAAGATTACTGCAATTGCGGGGGAAACTTCTACTGGAAAAACTTTCTTCAGTTTGGCTGTGGTTAAAAATTTCCTTGACAATAATCCTACTGGATATTGTCTGTACTTTGATACTGAAGCTGCAATCACACGATCCTTACTGGAGGGAAGAGGCATTGACACAACTAGAGTTGTGGTGGTCAATGTTGTTACAGTTGAAGAGTTTCGTGGTACGGCACTGAAAGCAGTTGATATGTATATGAAGAAACCAGAAGGAGATCGCAATCCTTGTATGTTCGTGCTAGACTCTTTGGGAATGCTTTCCACAAGCAAGGAAATCAATGATGCCCTGAATGACAAGGAGGTAAGGGATATGACCAAATCCCAACTCATTAAAGGTGCATTCCGTATGCTCACATTGAAGTTGGGTCAGGCAAAAATTCCTATGATTGTAACAAATCACACTTATGATGTGATTGGTGCTTATGTTCCAACCAAGGAAATGGGAGGTGGTAGTGGTCTTAAATATGCAGCATCTTCTATCATCTATCTTTCCAAAAAGAAAGAAAAAGATGGAACTGATGTGATTGGAAACATCATTAAGTGTAAAACTGCCAAATCCAGATTAAGTAAGGAAAATCAACAAGTAGAAGTTCGTCTTTATTATGATGAACGTGGTCTTGATAAGTATTATGGTTTACTTGAATTGGGTGAACTTGGTGGTCTTTGGAAAAATGCCGCAGGACGTTATGAAATGGACGGGAAAAAAATCTATGGTAAGGAAATCTTGAAAGATCCCGAAAAGTATTTTACTCCAGAAGTAATGCAGGCACTTGACGAAATTGCACGAAAAGAATTTAGTTATGGTAATTGATTTAAATTATTTTGTTCAAGTTTATGAGAATGCACTTGAGGAAAATGTTTGTGATTTTTTAGTCTCATTATTTGATCAAGTTCCAGATAAACACGAGAGGGTGGAAAACGAAAGAAAACCAAACTTTACCCAATTCAATCTTACTGAAAATTGTAAAATTACGGAAGAGGTAGATACTGTTCATAATCATTTAATCAAAAAAACATTTGATTATCGTAATGAATATTATGATATGATTGATAAAAGAGTTTTTCCTGAAGAACATGCATTTGAACAATTTCGCATTAAGAGGTACAATAATGATGGCAACGATGAATTTGACACTCACGTAGATGTTATAGATCACGCAACATCAAGGAGATATTTGGCATTCTTTTGGTATTTGAATGATGTAGAACAAGGAGGAGAAACTAAATTTGCTGATATGATAATACAACCAAAGAAAGGAAGTCTTCTTGTATTTCCTCCTATGTGGATGTTTCCCCACGCAGGATTGCAACCAATAAGCAATCCAAAATATATTTTACACACGTATTTGCACTATAAGTAATGGAAAAAGTTGAGACCACAATTCTTCGTAATTTGCTTTTCAATAATGATTATTGCAGAAAAGTTTTACCTTTTATTAAAAATGAGTATTTTGAAAATCTCCACGAAAAAGTAGTTTTTGAAGAAATCTGTAAGTTTATTGTTGCTTATGATGGTCTTGCTACAAAAGAAGTTCTTTTAATTGAAACTGAAAAAAGAACTGATATTACAGAAGACACTTATAAAACAATATGTGATTATGTTTCTAATCTAGATAGTTCTCCTGCCGATACTAATTGGATTACTGACACTACAGAAAAATGGTGTCGTGATAGAGCAATCTATCTTGCACTTATGGAAAGTATTAAAATTGCTGATGGTCAAGATGATAAAAAGAATAGAGATGCAATTCCAACTATTCTTCAAGAAGCACTTGCCATTTCTTTTGATGACCATATTGGGCACGATTATTTAAATGATTACGAAGAGAGATTTGATTCATATCACAGAAAAGAAAATAAAATTCCATTTGACCTAGATTATTTTAATAAAATCACCAAAGGTGGTATTCCTAATAAAACACTCAATATTGCCTTAGCTGGAACTGGAGTTGGGAAAAGTTTGTTTATGTGTCATTTTGCAGCATCAGTTCTTCTTCAAGGAAAAAATGTTTTATACATCACACTTGAAATGGCAGAGGAAAAGATTGCCGAAAGAATAGATGCAAATTTATTGAATGTGAATATTAAAGATATTGAAACATTGCCAAAAATGATTTTTGATACAAAAATAAATAGCATTGCGAAGAAGACACAAGGAACTTTGATTATCAAAGAGTATCCAACTGCTTCCGCACACGCAGGTCATTTTAGGGCACTTCTAAATGAACTCTCTCTTAAGAAATCATTCCGACCTGATATTATTTTTATTGACTACCTTAATATTTGTGGCTCCTCAAGATATAAGAGTAATTTTTCAGTTAATTCTTACTCATATATTAAAGCAATTGCAGAAGAACTTCGTGGTCTTGCAGTTGAAGCAAATGTTCCAATTGTTTCCGCTACTCAAACTACTCGTAGTGGTTTTTCTAGCTCTGATCCTGATCTTACTGATACTAGTGAGTCCTTTGGTCTCCCTGCTACTGCTGATCTTATGTTTGCCCTTATTAGCACAGAAGAGTTGGAGCAACTCGGGCAGATTATGGTAAAACAATTGAAGAATAGATATAATGACCCAACAATGAATAAAAGATTTGTAGTTGGTATTGACCGTGCAAAGATGAGATTATTTGATGTAGAGCAATCAGCTCAAAAAGACATACTTGACTCTGGAAAAGAAGAAGAGTATAATTATGAAGAAGATAAACCCAAAAAACAATTCTCTGGATTTAAATTTTAATGACTAAAAAAATTGACTTTTCAAAATATCAAAACTTTGTAGATGCTGTAACTAGTGATGCATCTAAAGACTTTCTTGCTCTTTCTGACCGTATGGTAGAACTTGATGAGAAAGGCGCAAATATTGAAAGACTTTTGACTGCTGGTGTTGGTATTAATGCCGAAGGTGGTGAATTTCTTGAGATTGTGAAGAAAATGCTATTTCAGGGAAAACCTTGGAATGACGAAACCCGTACTCACCTGATTAAAGAACTTGGAGATACGATGTGGTATGTTGCCCAAGCCTGCATTGCTCTTGAAGTTTCTTTTGATGAAGTAATTCAAACCAATATTGACAAGCTAATGAAGCGTTATCCGGAAGGATTTTTTGACGCATATTACAGCGAAAATCGTGAAGTGGGAGACATCTGATAAATACTTCAACTTGGCCATATAATCATAGACATTCTTCGGAATTGTGGGACATTACTGCTGAAATTCTTACAGAACTTTCCAGAAGAGATGAAGTTCGGTATCGCGTGAAAGCAACACCAGAATCCGTAAAAAGAAAATTGGATGCACTACGACTAAAGGAAAAAAATTTGTAAAAAATATATTCCCCCTTTCTAAATATAAGAAAGGGGGAATTTCTTATATGGTAAATATTATAAGACGTGTTCCTGTAGATCCATATAAGATTCAGGGACTGGTTGAAAAAAATGTAAGCAAAAAAGATAATTTAATCTACAAAAAGAATGAAACAATTTATATAATTCCTAAAGATTTAAATAACGGTCAATATATACACAAATTAATATACGAAAAACTAGTTTCTGAATTTCCAGTATCAGAATTTAAAGAATGGACTGATGGCGATATAAAAAAAATAAGATCCGTTTCTAATGGAAAGGGGGGAGTTTATACTCAATGTCTTAAGAAAAAAAATCCATCTGTGTTGGGTGCTGGTAGAGCATATGAATTGTATTTTTATTCTGCCATAATGGATGGATTGGTGGATATTAAAGATTTGAGAAAAAAATGGCAAGATATTCCCAATTCAATATTTAATATGTACAATAACTTAACTGTAGTTGTAACATCTAAATCTAAACGTTTTCCTATTGGTCCAATCATATCAGTTGATGATGTAGCAGGAAAAAATGAAAAATCAGACATAACCATAACCACTTTACCAAAAAACGGAAAAAATAAATTCAAAATATCATTAAAACAATCTAATTTTTTCTCTTGGGGAAGTGCCGGAACTTTCAACCAGAAGCATTCTGCTAGAGCTAAAAAAATATTATTACAAGCAATTTCTCAAGAAATAGTATCATTGGACCCTAATGATGAAAATAGAGTAATATTCCCATCTGGAATAATGGGATTGAGATGTCCCGCCACAGATGATGAAATTAATTATTATTGCTTTGGAAGTGGCGACAATACTGCAGATTATATAATTATAAATGCCAAAAAAGCAAAATATGACAATCCACAATTGATGCATATGGAAGCGGAAATGGTATATAGAAGAGGCAAGCAATCTGATGTAAATGAACTTCGTCCTGATGTTTATTTGGTAGTATATGAAAGTAAATCAAATTCTACTGCTCTAAGCCCATACAAAAATTTGTCTGTTCAATTTGTCAACAAAAAACACGCTTATGATGGAGATATCAAAACCAAGAAAAAATATACACCAATTGATTTTAAAGATTGAATAAATAACTAAAAACCAATATAAATGAAGACTTTTGCCCAGTTCATAATAGAAGCACGAACTACTACCGCATCCACGGAAGCAAAGAATCGTGGTCTTAAAAGTGATGCTCACGGAGATTATTACGACAATCAAGGAAATCTTGTAGCAAAAACTGTGGGCGGAAAGTTAAAATATTTCGGTCAAGGTGGTGCTGGAGCACAGCAACAACAGCAAACTCAACAAAAGACTTCACAGACGGCACCACAACAAACAGCACCACAGCAGACTCAAACTGCACCACAGGAAGAACAACAAGAACCAAATGGTGCCGTAATTGTATTGGGAAGATTCAATCCACCATCCAAGAATCACGAAGCACTTTTAAGGGCAGGATATTCGCAAGCAACTAGAAGAAATTTTGAATATCGCATATACCCAAGTCGTATTCAAGATGATGCTACAAATCCATTGAATGTAAAATTTAAAGTT